GATGAAGGTACAACGATATGCAACTGGCTCAGGGCATGGCATTGGTAAGTCTGCTGTAAATGCTTGGCTCATTGAGTGGGCGCTATATACTAAAGTCGATGCTAAAGCTGTAATCACTGCCAACACAGACACACAGCTAAGAACTAAAACATGGGTGGAGTTGTCGAAGTGGCACAGGCTTAATATTGCTAGCGAAATGTTTGTTTATACAGCTACTTCACTATACAGCGCAGACCCAGCACATGAGAAAACATGGCGAGCCGATGCTATACCCTGGAGCAAAAGTAATCCGGCGGCATTCGCGGGCCTTCACAACAAAGGCAGCCGAATATTATTGGTGTTTGATGAAGCCTCAGAGATTGATGATGTCATTTGGGATGTTGCTGAAGGTGCAATGACGGATGATGATACAGAGATACTTTGGTTTGCGTTTGGGAATAGAACACGAAACACAGGAAAGTTTAATGACTGCTTTGGGAAAGATAAAAGCCGATGGGATACACGAAAGATTGACAGCCGTACAGTAGAGGTAACCAACAAGCGACTATTACAAGAATGGGTAGATTATTACGGCATTGATAGTGACTTCGTGAAGGTTCGTATACTCGGAGAGCCGCCATCATCCGGTGAATATCAATTTATCGGGCGTGACATTGTCGAAGCTGCTAGAGCAAGGACATTGGATTACCACAGTTATCAATTCGCTCCTGCTGTTATTGGTGTTGACCCTGCATGGTTAGGCAAAGACGAAGCATCTATATACGTTCGCAAGGGTAACTGGAGTAAGTTGCTTTACACAGAAGCTAAGAGCGATGACCATAAAGCCTTTGCACACAGGATAGCTCTTTATGAGGACGAATACAGGGCTGCAGCTGTTTGCATTGATATGGGATATGGCACAGGCGTATACAGCGAAGGTAAAGCTCTTGGCCGCAGGTGGCACTTGATACCATTCGCCAGTACAAAATGCGATATGGGATATTTCAATAAACGTGCTGAAATGTGGGGGAGTATTAAGCAATGGCTTATAGAAGGCGGCGCACTTGACCCGCTGGATAAAGATATAGCCGATGAACTAATGCTGCCGGAACTCGTTGCTAGCAATAATGGCACGATCAAACTGCAGCGTAAAGAAGATATGGCTTACAGTCCTAATAGGGCTGATGCTCTAGCGCTGACCTTTGCAGTTAGGCTCAAGGCAAGTTCATATGGACTGCCGGCGCAAAAAGCAAAAGCAGGCAAACAGGCATTGAGATATGACCCGTTAAAAGCTATGTATTAACTTTTAAATAAATCTAGCATAAAAGAAAGGGATGGTAACATGAGCAAAATTTTTAAAAGCCCATCATACTCTGCTCCTGCACCAGAAGCAACAGTAGTTGAGCCAGCAGCTCAAAGGGTAGAAGCGCCAACAGCTGACAACAACATCGCAGAAACAGCAGAGAAAAAGAAAAAACGCTATGGCTTTGCTAAGACTGTTGGTAGCGTAACTGGCGGCGACACATTGGGGGCGTAGCTATGGAGATTACTTATAGCGATGCAAAGAAGCTGCACAGCGCATTGTTTGCCGCAGAGGAATTCTCACGCCACAGGGAAATGTGGCTGCGTATCCAGGCTAAGCAAATACCGTTTTTGGGCGAACTTGGACAGACAGACCAGCTTATTAAAAAGGACCGCGGCATTGTCGATATGACAGCATGGCGGTCTAATTTAATTTTTGCAGGCGGTATGGCAAATGGCAGCGTTCCGCAGACTGTACAATGGTTTGACTTTGATGTAGAAACAGAAGATCAAGTCGCCAAAGAGATTGCGCAGGGCCGCAGGGATACAGTTAGCCTTGCACTTAATCATTCAAACTTTTATTCAGCTGTGCATTACGCATACCAAGAATTGACCTTTGGCCAGTCGCCGGTGGGAACATTCTTTGACCCATCAAGAGGTATTGTGTTTGAAAATTACAGTGTAGGCAGTTATGCTTATGCGCTTAACCAGTTCCGTGATGTAACTGCCTTTGCTGTCAAAAAGAAATTCACCTATAGACAACTTGCACAGAAGTTTGGTATTGAGAAGTGCCCAGATAAAGTTAAAAATGCTCTCAAAGAGAATAAAGGCACAGAAAGCACATTGAATTGTTACTGGCTATTAACACAGAATCCTTCTATCAAGCATGATTCCTTTGGACCAGAAGGCAAAAGATACTTGTCATTGTATTGGGTAGAAGGAGAAAACGATTATATCAGCACTGGTGGCTTTGATGTTATGCCTATTGCTATTGCTCCTTATATCGTAATACCTAATAGTAATTACAGTATCGGGCCTGGTTGGTTTGCAGATAGTGATTGCGCAATGCTGTATGAACAGCTAAAGAATGGTTTTGCAAACATGACAATGCACAGTGAACCGCCGTTGCAAGCTCCAAGTGGTGTAGAAGTTGACTATAGGCCAGGCATGGTCACTGAGCTTGATGGATCTAATTATGGCAAAGTTGAATCACTCTTTAATGTTGCTCCTGCATTCCAAGCTATATTTGAGGTGGCACAGCGTACTGAGAGCAATATCGAAGCTGCTTATAATGTCAACCTGTTTGCTATGCTCGAACAATCTAAGTTTGACGGTCAAGGCAGAACGGCCTTTGAACTTGAGCTTAGGCAACAAGAAAAAATGCAGCTGCTGACTCCAATTGTTACCAGAATCAATCATGAGTTTTTGGGCAAGATTATCGAAGTTGTTTATTCGTACTATGAGCGCAACAATGGTTTTGCTTCTGTACCGCCTGAATATGATGGGATTGACCTGGAAGTAAAATATGTATCGCCGCTGGCTCAGGTACAGAAAATGAGTGGCATGGAAGCGTATGAATATCTGCTGAATATGATCATGCAAGTGTCGCAGCTTAAACCTGAGATTGCAGGAATCTTAGATGCAGAAACATTCATTAGGGAGTTTGGCGACAAGTCAGGCGCACCGCTAAAATTGCTCTTTGATCAGAAAGAGTATGCAGATATTCTGCAGCAGCAAGCACAGGCTGCAGAAGAAGAAAAACAGCTTGCGCAAATTACAACAGCAGCCCCAGCGGTCAATGACTTTGCCGATGCTGCAAGGAATGTTCAAGAAATGGCAACAGATGGTAGTAACCCAGCAGTAGAACAGCTTATGGCAAGCTTGCAGCAGTGAGGTGAGTAAATGTTTGCAGATGATAAGCGCAAGGTAAAAGAATACGAAACATATAAAGCAAAGGCTTTGGCAGAAAAAGATGCCGAGGCCTTTCGTTGGTTATTGAACGATCACAGAGGGCGTTGGTTTCTCTCTAAGCTTGCAGATGAAGGGTTTGTGCATCAACCAACATCAACAACTGATACAAACGCTATCTGTATGCGTGAGGGGCGAAGATCATTGGTTTTAGACCTACATAAGCAAATACGCACTCTAGGTATATCAGAAGAATTGTTGCTTGTCAGAGCTGATGGTGAGCGCAGAACATGGCGCAGCGATATTAAAGAAAGCTTTAGTCGAAAGGAGAAAAGTTAATATGTCAGATGATATTAAGACGAATCACAAGCTAATCTTGCAACTTCATGCAGGAGAGGGGGAAGCTGATCTTGGCAATACGGAAGAACAGCAAGAAGCGCCACCGCCAGAACCGCAGGGTGATAACCCGCCAGCAGAACCGGCAGTAGAACAGAAAGAAGCGGCTGCACCAAAAGAGGAAGAAGCTAAAAAGCCAGATGAGAAGTCAGAAGAAAAGCAGGATGATGAAGTCCCTGTTATTGACGATGAATTTGTAAAAAACAAACTGACAGAGCTTCTGGGTGATGTAAATGACGAGAACATCACAAAAGAATCTATTGAAAAGCTGCAGGCGATTGGCATTACAGATCCTGATATGGCCAGTAGAGCATTGGAATATGCTTGCTCTGCAAGGGCAGAAAGAATAATCACTGATTGCGCAGAGTGCTTGAAACACTTTGGGGCGACAGAAGATAACTTGACGCCAGAGTATACCAAGGCTATGGATGATGCGAGAATTGCTCTAAATGCTATTGACGCAAAAGTCCCTGGGTTTAAAAAAGAAATTGATCAGGCAGCGCTTGGTAGCAATTTAAGAATGGTTTTGGCGTTGCAGAAGCTGCTACCTTTTGTCGGTGATGAAAAAGGCGGTATAAATAGCAACACTGGTGTTGGTGCGCAAAAATCAGAACAAGGTTTTATGGATACTGTATTCGCTGGATATCCTAGCGAAGCAGACCTGAAATAAAAACAAAGAAAAGGAAGGTAAAAAGAATGGCAACTATTGCAGTAAAAAATCCTACAATCAAAGACGTCATTGACGGACAATCCCCTGATGGGAAAACAGTACTTGACTTGGTTAATTTGCTTAGCCAAGAAAACCCTATCTTAGAAGATATGGTAGTTAAGGAGTGTAACCAGAATGACCAGAACAAAGAAATCGTTACAACTTCTTTGCCGCTTATTAAAAAGCGTAAGTACAACGAAGGTGTAAAAAGTTCTAAAGGAACTCGTGCACCGATTACTGATGCAACATCTATCTACACCGCACGATGCGAAGTCGATGTTGACTTGGCAGAACTGAATGGTGGTACTCGTGAATTCTTGATGCGTGAGAATGAAGTGTTCTTGGACGCAATGAGCAAAAGCGTTGCAACTGATTTATTCTATGGAGCTCAGGACCCGGGCAACAATGGACTTGTTGGTCTTGCAGAGCGTTATAGCACTCTGACCCGCAAGAACTCTGATGGTAAGCTGCCGGAAACAGCAGACTATATCATTGATGCTGGCGGTACTGGTAACGACTTGACTTCCGTATGGTTTGTCGTATGGGGTTTAAAAACCTGCTTCACTATTTATCCTAAAGGCAGCAAAGCTGGTTTGGACGTTGAGCCAACAATCATGGGGGATGCTTATGATGAAAACGGTGATCCGTATCCGGCTCATATCACCAAGTACAAACATAAAATTGGTTTGTGTGTAAAAGACTTGCGCAGCGTAGTCCGCATTGCAAACATTGATACTGTTGCACTTGCTGCAGACCCTGACAAAGCTAAATTGATTAAATACTTCATTGATGCTTTTGTTAAGATCAAAAACAAAAATTCTGGTAAGTTAGTTATTTACTGCAATGATGCAGTTTATGCTCACTTGTGGAAAATGGCTATTGATCGTAACAATGTAGAGTTTGAAGTATCCAACGTTGAAGGTAAGCCTGTGGCAACGTTCCAAGGCTATCCGCTCAAGCGTTGTGATGCAATCTTGTCTACAGAAGCACAAGTGGTTTAAGAAGGGAGATAAAAGAATATGTTTGATGTACAAGCAATGAATGCGAATAATGTGGCTTATGCTGCAGGTGCGCTGCCTGATGTAATCGACCTTGGCGCAGACTTCTCTAATGCCATTGACCCGAATTTGAATTATGTGGTGTCTTTGTCTGAACCTGCGGGCGCTGCAGTGACTATCACTGTGAACGCTTCTGCAAAAGAGAATATGAGCAATCCAGTAGTAGTTGCAACTGTTAAGGTGGCAGAAGGCATGAAGTATGGCTTTGCACCGCTTGGAACAATCCCTGCACGTTACCTTGGCGCTACTGCGTCCGGCACGACTACTGGTAATATCGAAGCAGGCTTAGCCTATGGTGTGCGTAGTCCCCTTGGCGTAGGCATGGCGCAGGGGTGATAGTATGCTGACTAAAGTATTTGCCATCTCCACGACACAGGTTAGAAAGAATGGCAAGCCAATAACATTAACAGAAGGTAGTGTTATTGAGCTGGATTCTTCTATTGGGGACACTTATTCTAAGCGAGCCTGTAGAGTTATTGAGCAAAATAAGACTTATTCAGTTCCTGTAGAGGAATATGAAGAAGGTGAGGAAGTAGTCGAACCGAATGTTATTGACCTGGCTACTGCAAATAGAAGTGAGTTATTTGCTTTTGCAGAGGAAAATGGCATTGCGCTTCCGGCAGAGCTTCAAAAGAAGAATGTAGCAACTGAAAAACTCCGTGAAGGTATTTTGAATGCGCTGCGAGGTTAATTATTAGGCGGGTAAAACTACCCGCCTTCTTCTAAATATACAAATCAAATTTGCCTAGTTAGAAGAAGGAGTGATGAAAATGTATTCGATAACGGACCTTGTAAATATGGCTCTTAAACAAATCAAGGTGAGGGAGATAATTTCACTTGATGATGAAACGGTGGAAGCTAAAGGAGCAAAGCAAACTCTGCCTATAGTTTTAGAAACCTTGCTTAATAAGACTGATTGGCGGTTTGCTAAAGTTCGTAGGGTTTTGCCGAAACTGGACAAGGATAGCATCAACAAGGAGTATGCGACCAGAAAGCTTATGCATGAGAATGTCTATTTATATCCTGATGATGTTGTAAGGATCCGTAGCGTAACCAGTGGCAGAAAAGAAAACGTTGAATATGAGCTGCTGTCTGTGAAGCTTCATAACAGAGAAGCTTTTGTACCGGTGCTGGTGTCCAGAGAAGAAAGAATAGAACTTTCTTATACCAGATACTGCGATGAAGTTAATTTATGGCCAGCGATATTTCAACGTGCCTTTGTGCATTACTTTGCTTATAGCATGACGATGCATTCTGCTTTAGGAGATGCGCAGGCTACACAGTTGCAGCTTTATAACATGGCTGTTAAAGAAGCAATGGCATCCAATACCAATGAAGATAAACATAGGCTCAGGCGTGACACTGGACCTCTGAAAGCGAGGGATTGGTAATGGCGTATAGATACTTAACTCCTAACCTGACAGGGGGCGTAGCATCAAAAGATATTCTTGCTCGGGTTGATCTTGAAAAATATGCTACATTTTTAAAGCAATGTAAGAATGGCATTGTTAAACCTTATGGCGGCGTATATAAGCGTAATGGCACTATTTATATTGATGAACTGACCGACCAAGGTAACATTAGACTGTTTGCATTCAAACAGGCTGACGTAGATTATCTGCTGGAGTTTACCGACAAACATTTAACGGTGCGTCAGCAAGGGGGCGTGGTTAGCGAAGTAGACAGTCCGTTTACATCAGATGATTTGCCGAACTTGAAGGTTACTCAGTCTGCAAATACGATGTTTGTTTGTTCCGGCAGACTGCCTATTATGGAAATTCGAAATAATAACGGTACCTTTACAATCGGCAAATTGAAAATCCCTATCCCCCCTTTTGATGAATTACAGGATGGCGTGAATTTTAGTATATCTAATTCGACAGGGGATGCTACCTTATCATCTGACGTTGATTTTTTCGATGCATCTACAGAAGCTTGGGGGGTCAAAATATTACAGCGTGTAGCGACTAAGATAGAAGACGTCACTCTTAGCGGACAGCAAACTCTTGGACCAGTAACATTATATAAGGACGCTCGAATTATTATTAGTGGGGAGTGGTCTGGAAATGTTATTTGGCAATATTCTAGTTGGAGCAGTCAGTTTCAGACTATTGGAACATATACTAGCAATGGTACTATATATTCTCCTGCATCAATCAGTGCTAACTATAGAGCATTAATTACCGTCGCAACCGGACAGGTTGCAGTGAAAATGATAAGTGAAAATTATAGCGGCGGCAGCGGAGGAGAGGGTGACTAATGGTAGAAATACAAGGCACATATTCAGGTCAGAATACGAAAGAATTTTTCGTCGGCGATAGCCTAAATCTCCTCACCAAAGGAACTTGGACAGGAACTATAATACTCCAGCGAAGGGCTAAACTTTCAGAGGAGTTTGTAGATTACAGAAAATATTATTCTACCGATGATTTTAACGTCAATGAAAGCTTTACAGAAGATGGTGATGGGCATTATTACCGTTTGGCTTTAGATATCAGCAGCGGTTCGGCAACGGTTAGGATCACAAATTATGGCTATACAAATGAAGGGATTGCCTACATTAAAGAAGTAGTTGATTCAAAAAACGCCATAGTGGAAATACAGAAAAGCTTTGCGACAGATGCAATAGCAGAAGGGTATTATATTAGTTTGTTCTCAGCCGTAAATGGCTATCCAAAATGCGCAGATTTCTTTCAGGATAGATTGGTATTGGCAAATATAAACAGTAAGCCTAATGGTATTTGGTTTAGCAAGAGCGGTGATTACACCAATTTTGATGAAGTAATAAAAGACGGGACATTGACTGATGACAGTGCTATAAATACAAGTGTTGTCGCCCGGAATGATTATAATATCAAGAATATTATTGCAGCAAAAGACTTGTGCGTATTTACCGGCGACGATGAAAGAATCGTTAGCGATGGTGCGACGGTAACACCTACAAGTATTAATATACGCAGACAGTCTTCGTGGGGTAGCACTGATAAGCATGTTCCGTTTGTAGCAGATAATCGGGTTCTTTATATACAGAGCAATAATAAATTCTTGCGTGACTTTGGTTATACATATGAAACAGACGGCTATACCGGCAACGAATTAACGCTGTTCGTCCATGACATTATTGATTCTGAGGTCAAAGATTATTCATATGCAAAGTATCCTGAGAACCTTATTTACTTTGTGCTGGATAGTGGAAAGATGATTTGCCTGACTTACCTGGTCAATGAGAAGGTTTTTGCATGGAGCGAGTTTGTAACGGATGGTAAGATAAAACAAGTTGAAACTATCTCTGAAAATGGTGATGATGTTATTTATATTGTCGTAAGCCGTGATGGTAAAAGGTACCTTGAAAAACTTGCTTTTGATATGCTGTCAAGCAGACCTATTGATTATGTAATGTTAGACTGCAGTACAATATTTACAGATAGTGATGGACAAGGAATTAAAATACCAAGGCTGGCGAACAAGTTGGTTTGGGTGGTTACAAGCGGCGATATGTTGAACGTAAAACCGCAGACGGCAGACGCAGAAGGGAATATCGCTATTGAGCCGACTGAAAGCGGGGTATATGGAAAGATTATTGTCGGACTTCCTTATGAATTTGTTTTGGAGTTGCCGGCAGTACATGTCACGACCAAAGGGCGGGGTAGTTCTATCGGGACTATTAAATCAGTTACCTCTGTGACAATGGAACTTCGAGAGAGCTATTATGGTGATGTTTATGCAAGGGAAGGTCTGCGTCCGAATCCTATTTTCAGTACAGTTAGGAGGCAGCTAAGCGCATTGACACCTGAACTTCAAGTGGAACTTTATACTGGACTGGTTGAAGTACCTATATCTTCTGATTCCAATACAGAAGGCGGCATAGTGATAAAACATGACGAGCCGTATCCGTTTAAGCTACTTTCCATTGCAAGGGATGTTGATATGTCGTGATCGAGTTAAAAGACTATAGCGAAGAAATGCTTGAAGATGTGCGGTATATTTTTAATAATCTTAGGTTAGACGATCAGAGGATGTTTGCTGATTCTCCTGACGTGGAAGAAAACATAAGGCTGCACATAGAAAAAAGCTGTGAAATGAAAATAGTATATATAAATGATAAGCCAGTATGCCTTTTCGGGGTAACAGAAAGATACCCTGTTTTAAAATGGCGATACATGGCTTTTCATTTTGGTACAGATGAAGTTGACCGGCACAAAAAGAGTTTTGTAAAAATAGGCCGAGAGGTTATCGAAGGATGGCTGAATAAATACGGGAATTTATATATGGCGGCCTACAGTTATTACAAAAAGTCTTTTGTTATGGCAAAAGCGTTCGGATTTAAGTTTAAATTCAATGTTCATGAGATTTATATATTTACAAAGGAAAAACCACAGGCATAAATAACCTGTGGCAAGCGAAATGATTATTGAGAATATAAGCTGTCGAACAAAGAAGTAAAACACGCCATAGGCGAAATATGAAGATAATAAAAGGGGTGATGATATGTCAGCAGTAATGGCTGTAATGCAAGGGGTAATGACGTTTGCCCAGGGGAACCAGCAGGCATCGCAGATGAAAGCACAGGCTCAGCAAGCCGAGTATCAGGCACAGGCAGAGAGGGACAATGCCCAGATCGCAGAACGAAACAGAGAAGTAGCGGGAGCTAATGCTGCCGAGGAGTTGCGGGGCGCACGCAACAGGAAAGATTTAGTTGCCGGGCAAAATACAGCGGCTCTAGCCAGTGCTGGGCTTGAAAGTGACAGCGGTCTGGGGGCGGCTCTTGACAGAGCGAACATAGGTAGCTTTGAACAACAGACAGAGAAAATCCGGCAGAATTTATTTACAAGTGACCTTGACCTGCGGCAGGAAGTTGCTAACCGCAATCAGGCTGCAGCTGCTGCCGACGCTACGGCGAAGAACTTGCGAAGGGCTGCGAAAAATGCAAAACGTATGGCAATGCTCGGAGGAGTACTTACTACTGCGAGCGGATTACTGGGTGGCGGTGGCAAGGCAAGTAAGGGAGCTTCAAGCGGCGGGGCACAATCTTATGGCTTAGGCTCCAATGGTTATGGCTGGGGTAACAGCAATCATATTGGATTCCAGACAGTCAGCAAGAATTATAAAACTGTTTATGGAAATAGTTTTTAGTATGAGGTGTTTATATGGCTAATTTAACAATAAAAAACAATTCATATGAGCCAATAGCTCTGCGGCAACAGCAGTCAAAAGTAGGGTACAACGGTGCACAAATTGTTGACCAAAGCGGATTTTACGGGCAGATGAGCAAAACCGCGGGAGCGGCGCTAAAGGTAATACAGGACAGAGAAGAATCGGACGAAATAGAAAGGGTTTTAAGGGCTCACAATGAATTTACCAAACGTGTTGCTGACATAAAACTTGGCATAGAAACAAATATGCAGGGAAGTAACGCCAAAAACGCAGCAGCTTTATACGAGGAGCAGGTAGAGGCGGCAAGAAAAGATGTTTACGCCAACTCGGGATTAAAGTATAAAGCTGGCGAAAATATGTTTAACCGCAATGCTTTTGCGACAATTACTAGGGGAGCTGCATGGGCTCGAGAATGGGAAAATAACCAGGTCACAGAAGCCAGAAAGGTTACATACGGACTTGCGTTAGACGAGAACATAAATAATGTTATTGCTGGTACGATGAGCCCTGAAGAAGCTTACGAATTTTCAAAAATACAAGGTAAGCACCTTTTTGCCAATCTTCCGGCAGAACAAAGAGCGGTGATAGACAAAGCTCGAGCGGATAAATTTGCGAATACTCTGGTTACAGCAGCCATAGAAAGAAATGACTATGAATCTGCCTACGCAGTATTTGATTACCTTAAAAACGATATGACTTCGGAAACTAGAGCTAAGCTTGATGCTGCTATCTACACTAATCAGGAATATAGCGAAAATAAATCATTGGCCACAGCTTTAGCAGATAGTGGCATTACTGACCCCGAAGAACAAAAGGCGTTCCTTGTCAACTACTTCAAGGGCAATGGACATGCTACTGGCGCGGGCGACTTTGAATCTTTTGTTTCAGCCATATCCGGGCAAGAGAGCGGTGGAAACTATGATGCCGTAAACGGTCGGACTGGCGCAAGTGGGAAGTATCAAATAATGCCAGGCAACTGGCCAAACTGGTCAGCAGAAGCTGGTCTACCATCTGATGCACCAATGACCCCAGAGAATCAAGAGAAAGTAGCGAGGTTTAAACTCAAGCAGTATTATGACAAATACGGAGCGAGAGGGGCGGCCATAGCTTGGTACGCTGGAGAGGGCGGACTTAGTTATAGTGAAGCTGCATTGAACAGGAAGCAAGGCAATGGAGATGAACCGTCAATAAATGAATATGCAGATAGCATATTAGGCAGGATGGGGACTGGCGAAAGTGGTGGAGCACAAAAGCATGGCGCAAGTGGGCTAAGCGCCATTAGAGCGGATAAGATTATATCTATGGCATCTTCAATAAGGGCCGATAGAGAACACCAGCAAAAAGCTCAGGCAGATGCCGCATTTAGTTCTACAGTTGATACGCTTTACAATATGTACAAAAGTGGCGTTTCTTATGAAGATGCACTTGGCCAAATTAAAACAATGGTCGGTGCAGATTATAAGCTGGGCAAGAACTTTGAAACGGCTGCTAAATTCTTCTGGGGTGACGAAGCAAAGAGCGGTGGTGCTGGCGGAAAAGCGTCAGCGACAACGGTTTTGAGAATAAATGATATGTTGGGCAGGGGTGATTTTGAAACAAGAGAAGAATACCTTACTTTTGCAAAAGAAGAAGGTGGCTTTGACCAAGATCAAATTTATAAAGCACAGAAAACATATGATGAATATTTAACTAAGGGTGGGATGTTTGCGTTTGATTGGGATAAAGGAATAAAGCCACAAGTTGTGGGTGGAATAAAAGAAAGCCGCGCGCAAGAGAATGCTTGGCTTGGCGCGAAACCAAAGCTTCAAGAATGGGTGATTGAAACTGCTAATAAAACAGGGACTGTTCCGCCTATGTATGAAGTTGTTGAAAAAGGCATGGAAATAATAACTAAAAAACCAGTTGGGTTTATGGAAACAAGAGGGACATGGTTCAACAGTACGGAACTCGTTGAACTAAGCGAAGCCGACTATAGACGTAGTGGTATTGTAAGCGTCCAGAAAGTAACGGATATTTATGGGAACGAAGCTGATGATTTATTTGAAGTAAAGCTTGCTAATAACAAAACACAAATAGTAAATGCCGCGAAATTATATACAATGACGAGGTGAAACAATGGACGAGACACGTAGGAGAGAGCTAAAAACAAAATTCGAAGCTGCATATATACCAGAAGCTTATTCGTCTGTAGCCCATAAAAATACTTACACGGACAAAGCATTTCAGTTTATGGATGAGCAAGCAGTAAAAGACAGGGAATGGAAAGATGCAAAAGCATTTTATAATGGCTCTGTTAATCTTTTAGAACGGGCAATTGTAGGATCTTTGACAATAGCTAGGGATTATAACATCGCCACAAGACAAAAACAAGATCCTAATTACCAGCCCATGCAAGAGGGTGTGGCAATATTAGATGACATATTACAGTCAGATCATCTGCAACCATATGCTGTTAAAGGTGATAGCACAGCTGAACAATATCGTTTAGACTTAATGCAGGGGGCGGGACAATTAGCCGTGCAAGCAGGTGCCGCTGTTTTGACTGGTCCTGTTGGTAGCAGAGCATTAATTGGTGCCCAGATTGCAGGTAATCAGTATCTGGATTTGAGAGCAGAAGGTGTAGATGTTGAAAGGGCAACTGGAGCAAGTATTGCTAATGCTATTATGCAAGCTCCGTTTGAGCGCTGGTCGCTAAATAAGATTTTAAAAGGTGTTCCAGCAAATAGTGGGCTTAAAAAGAAACTTTTGCAAATCGGCGAGAGTGCATTAACAGAAGGGTTAACCGAATTTGCCCAACAATATCCAGAAGAAATTACCAATTTAATTGCAAGGAATGAAGGCAAAACAGCACGAGAAATCGCAGCTGAATTCGATACCAACGCAGGCGAGTACACAAAGAATGCACTCTATGCAGCTTCGATAGGCGCTATTTTAGGTGGTGGTGCTTCGTCAATTCGAGTTGCCTTGGATAGAAACATTCATAAAACGCAGTTAGAAACACTTGATGATAGAATTGATGCTGTTTCCCAAAGTGGTGTAGAATCAGATTTTGCGGCAAGCATAATCAATGCAAATACAGGCAATGCAACTGTTTCAATTGATGGTGAGGTTCTTTATCAGTATGCGCAAACACAGAACATAAATGAGCTTGCAGCTGAACTGGGCATAGAGGCAGGAGATATTCAAAAGGCGGCAGCGGATGGACTTGATGTAGAAATACTACAAGGTAACTTTGAGGTTACAGCTGGTAAACGTCATGACTTTTACGAAGCTGTGCGAGATACAGTTGCCTTTGAGAGTGGTGGCACTACAGTAAATAGCGCAAAGATGCAAAGCGAGATTCGAAAACAAAGCCAAAAACTTGAAGCGTCAAACCAGGAATTTGAAGTACGGAAAGATGAAATGTTAGGGCAACTGCTGGGCGCTGGATTAAATAAGTCAGAGGCAATAAGCACAATGGCGTTTCTTGAAAGCACTGCCAGAACATATAACCCTGTTGATCCAACTCAGTATTTCAGAGATCATCCGCTGGAAGTAAAGAGAGTTGTTAGTACACCGAAAGGCAGATACTTACAGAACAAAAGTGCTAGTGAGAAGCTGATTGAGGATGAAAACAGCTTTTCTAGTATTGTTGATGAATATGTTTCTGGAGAAATAAGCGACACAAAAACTTACAACGTAATGACTACACCGCTTGCACTAGAACTTGCAGGCGGTAAAATTTTGCCTGTAACTATTGATGGCAGCAAAATAAAACATATATTTGATGGACATTCTGACGGTATGACACCAGAACTGTTGAAACAAATTCCTCGTGCAATGGCCGATCCAATGATGATATTGGATTCTTATGCCGGTCGTAAGATTGTAGTGCTTGATTTAAAGGATAAGCAGGGGTCTACTATTATTGTTCCTTTAGAACTTGACGTAGAACGTAGTTGGTATAAAGTTAATGCGATTGCGAGTGCTTATGGTAAAGGTGGAGAAAGTGGTACAGATTATAACTGGTTTATAGAACATAATCTAAAAAAAGGTAGAGTATCATATGTAAATAAAGAAAAGACTGCCAAGTGGCTACCTTCTCCTAGCAGCGATTCCGCTAGCAGAATAACCGACCTTGACAGTCTTCTTAATAATAGTATACCAGATGAAAATGCGCTACGCAAGAGACGTGAAGAAATGCAGGGATACTACCAGACCGCTTTTCACGGAAGCCCACATAAATTTGAAAAGTTTGATTTGGGTGCTGTTGGTGCGGGAACCGGCATACAAGCCCATGGATGGGGATTGTATTTTGCTTTCAGCAAAAATACCGCTAAGCGGTACAGGGATAGATTGAAGGGAAGTACCGACGAAGGTTCTCTGTTTGAAGTTGATATCCCTGAAAATGATGTATTACTTGATGAAGGAAAAGCTATTGAAAAACAACCGCCTAAAGTGCGTGCGATTATCGAAACTGAATTAGAAAGAATTGGCGGTAGCGCGTCTAATGGAAAAAGTTTTTATAAAGAAATAATATTTGAAATGCAAAGGATGGGAGCAGAAAACCCTGCCAGAGCAGCATCTGAACATTTAAATAAATTAGGCATAAAAGGCATTAAATATGTTGGAATGGTAGACGGAGAATCATATGTTATTTTTGACGATCAGGCAATAAAGATAATCAACAGTTACAATCAGAAAGTCAACAACGATAAAAAAGGCTCTATAGATTGGGATGCAGAAGGCAAAGCAATTATAACCCTACTTGAAGGATCTGACCCAAGCACAGTAATTCATGAAGCAATCGGTCATTACTTTGCAGAAAATCTCATGAAATACAGTGAGCTTCCTACAGCTACAGAACAGATGCGCAAAGATCGGCAGATCATGCTTGAGTATGCAGAGATAACCGAGAGCGAGTGGAACGAACTTAACAAGCCACATTTTCAACTTACCGAAGCCCAGATGGAAAGGAAAACAGCAGTGCATGAGCGCTGGGCAACGGCGGCAGAGCAATATATGATGCTGGGCAAAGCACCAAGTCCAGAATTGCGCGGGGCAATGAAGCGCTTTAAAGATTGGCTTTTAAACATCTATAAGACGGTTGATGAATTTGTTAAAAACCATAAATACGCAGTGGCGATTACTCCAGAGGTAAAGGCAGTATTTGACAGAATGCTTGCAAGCAGAGATGCTATAGAATCAATGGAACGAGTTGATGCTTATTTTGCAAAGCTTCCTGATGTTATTACTGACAATATGAGCGAAGCGTCTAAGAAACGACTGCAAGACGTGATACTAAAAGCGCATGATAAGGCTGTTTCTTTGCTAACAAAAGAAAGTCTTGCTAACTTTACTGGTGAAAGAAAGCAGAAAATCGAAGAATACCGGGCAGAGGTTTTACCTGGAGTTAGGGAAGATTTAAGCCGGCAGCCGCTATACATGGCAGAACAAATGCTAGTCGAAGATTTTTCAAAACATAAGACTGGTAAAGCAGTTGGCAGGTATTACAATTCTTTGATTGCTAGAACACTGGACATTGAGGCAAAGCCGCTTACAGAAGCAGAAACACTTGAGGTAATGCAATTTGATACTATTGCAGAATTCAATGGATTCAAGAGCGGCGATGAGCTGGCGCAGGCATTATTAAGTGAACCATCTCTGAATCAGGCTGTAACAGAAAAAGCAAATGTGCTTGTTAATGAGCGATTCCCAGATATAATGGCTGAAAGAAAATCTGCAGAAGAAGCAGCAAGGGAAGCTTTATACAACGATGACAGTGGCCTTGTAATTGGCGTAGAGTACCAAATAATTGAAGATGCAGCTGCTGGTATTATGGAACATCAAAGAAGCACAGAAGCGATGTTGTCACTCGCAAGAGCGAGAAGACAGCAGGCAAAAGCTGCGGCTAAAGCAGAGCTTGCCGGCATGAAGATGCAAGATGCAATTAATGTTCGCCGGTATATGGCCGCTGAACGGAAGGCGTTTGCTAAGTCTATTGAATATGCTGCGAAAAAAGATTTTCCAAAAGCTGCAGAGTACAAAAGGCAGCAGGCATTAAATAATGCATTGGTGCAAGAAAGCGCAGCTTTGAAAGCAAAACATGATAGCTGGAAACGTTATATCATGAGGCAGTTGAAAGCAAAAAAAGAAACATGGGGAACAGATCAGCACTTTAACCAAGCCGGAGCGTTGTTTGCCCGGATGGGCTTGCCGAAGCGAGGTTATAACGCAGAAACACGAATGCAAACTCTGGCAGAGTATGTAGCTGAAATTAATACAGAAAGGGACGGCAATGCGGGAATTGCTTCTTGGCTTCTTGATGAATCTGTTGATCTCACCAATCCCTTAAAAGCGCTGAATCCTGCCCAGTTTGAAGATGTTATTGATGCACTGAAAAATATTAAAGCTATTGGAAGATATGAAAATCAGGCCAGGATAGCGGATAGAGAAGAAACGCTTGCAGATTTAAAATCTAAAGTTTTAGATGCTACAAGTAAAATGAAAACCCGCTGGGAAGGTGGCCCTAATTCAAGCAACAAGACTTCTGCCATTACAGATTACTTTATTGAAATGACCAGTGCAGACAACTTCTTTGAAGAAGCTGACGGTTGGACACAAGGGACATTTAGCGAAGTGTTTGCCGACGGCGTTCAAGCAGCGGCGAACAAAGAAAGCAGATACATTTTTGAATATGAAAAAGCAATGTCTGATGCCATTTTGGAATTGGCGCCGACAAGGCAGGAGCGCAACGCCTTAGCAAGAGAATCATGGAATGAAGAATTGCAGGCCAATGTAACAAGATATAACTTGATTAAGATGCTTGCATACATGGGTACAGAAAGCAGTAGGAATAAGCTTTGTTCTACTGATGATACAAGTACATACAAGGAATTTTTCAGTAATTCTTCTTTGTGGGTGGAAGGTGATGCCCAGCAGACTAGGGATAACTTAATTGAATTTTTAGGCCGGACGCTTACAGAAGCAGAGATCAAATACACTCAAAAACTTGTCGATGCAAGCGGTAAAGCGTGGGATGAACTTGTTGAGGTTGAGCGAAGAACGAAAGGTTTTGCCCCACAAAAAGAAGAAGCCACACCAATACTATTAACGCTTGTAAGCGGCAAGAAGGTAGCTTTTGCTGGTGGGTACTTACCATTAGTAAGATATTCTGATTCAGGTAGCAAGCCAATGTCTACGAACATTGTTACGCCTACAGATGGCTTTGTTCCGACAAATAATATTCGGACAATGAGCACAGTAGCAGGTTCAACAAAATCTCGTGACAATAGTGTTTATCCGCTCGATTTGCGCCCTGGTGCTGAAAGTTGGAATATCCGTGAAACTATCCACGATGTAGCTTTCAGGGAAACCATTGACACATACAGGAAGTTGCTGTCTGACAGCGAGGTTTATTCACAGCTCAAGCGCAAATTCGGCGTCAAGAGATTCAAAGTTTTATTGCAGTATGTAGAGAATGCAGCAAGGACAAATGACGGAGCAACAGAGGATATTACATCAACATTAAAGATTGTTAATTTGATGCGCCGCAAGTTGACCAGCACTGTTATTCTAGGTAACCTAAAAATCTTGTCGCAGAATTATGGCAATCCAATGTTATATGGCAACAATGTAGAGGGCTTCGGGCACTCTGATGTTATTGGTGCATATGCGAAATTCTATAAAAATATCAATAGACAAGGTTGGTGGAGAGAGCAAACAGAATTTGCTTATCAAAAGTCAGCATGGATGCGCGAAAGGTCACAAAGCCCTGACTATACTCTTACGGTGCTTCGAGAGGAACAAGGGCAGAAGGAAGGTTTTGCAAAGTTTGTAAATGACGTAAGTGTAGAGGCTATGGTTTTCACTGATAATATGACGGCTTTGCCGGTTTGGATTGAGGCCTATCATAAGAAAATTAATTCAGGAGCCAGCGAAGATGTTGCAGTAAGATATGCTGATACTGTAGTTCGCAGAGGATTAGGAGCAACACGCCGTTATGATGTTGCGCCGGTTATGCGTGGCGGTCCGTGGGCAAAACTCTTTACAATGTTCCAAAGCTTTGCGAATGCACGTTATAACGAGGCTAGGCGAGAAGTTGGTATTGCACAGAGCCTATGGAGTAAGGGAGATAAGGAGAAAGCATTCAAGCGAGCACTCTCATACCTTATTGCAAAATACTTTGCGTTCACATTGATAAGCACAGCATTAGCCTTTGAAGATCCATTTGAAGAAGATGATAGAGATGGATACTTGAATTGGTTTAAAGAACTTCTTACTTATCCGACTACAATGCTTGGCCCTGTAGGTGGAGCTGCAAGTGCAATGATTTCGACAATGACAGGTATGTCAATGTATGGATACA